CTACAACAAAATACGCTTAATTATGCCAGCCTTGCCTCTTCCCGAAAGAATCCACGAAAGCTCTTCAAAATCAGTGGGGTTTAAAACCATTATTGCTCAGTTCTCAGACGGTTACTCACAACGCGCACCCGATGGCCTAAATGCTAAAGTTGAATCCTTTCAGGTGAGTTGGGCAGCATTAACCACTGCGGAAAAAGATCAAGTGGTTGCTGTGCTAGATAGTGTGGGTGGTTGGGGGGTTTTAACCTGGCAACCCCCGACAGATTCAGAAGTTAAAAAATTTGTGATAGATGCTGATTCTGGTTATTCAATTGAATATATCGGAACGCGCTTTACAATTACAACCAATTTAAAACAGGTGTTTGATTTATGAGCATGAACCAAGACCTGCAAAAACTGGAACTTCCAGCAAGAATTGAGCTGTTTGAAATTGATGCGTCTGCAATAACGGGGACTATTTATAGATATACACCTGGACGTGCAGAAGTGACATTCCAAGGAAACACGTACACACCATTTCCAATTTCAATAGATGGGCTTTCACATACATCAAGTGGCGCACCTGCTAGACCGATGTTGGCAATAAGTGCTGTTGACCGTTTTTTTAGTGTTTTAGCTGCTGCATTTAATGATTTGAAAGGAGCAAGGGTATCTTATTTTGAGGTATTCGAACCCTATCTAGCCGCAGGTATTAGCTCACCACCACAACGCTTTATTATTCACAAAAAACCAACAGACAATAGAACGGGGCTGGTTTTTGAGTTAGTAACATTTTTAGATTTAGATAAAAAATTTATACCTGGTCGTCAAATGTTAAGAGATGGCCCAGAAGATGAAGCTTTTCCCGGCTTAGGCGTTAATAGAGATGTTCAATGATTGAATTAAACCAAAAACAGATTGAGAAAATAAAACTGGTAACACTGGAATCGTTCCCCGAGGAAATGTGCGGTGTATTAACGGCTGATGATTTTATTCAGATTAAAAATGTGCATAGCAAGCCTTTGCAAAGTTTCACGATGGATAGAGTGCAATACGGTCAAGTTGTTGAGTATGCCGTTGCTATTGTTCATAGTCATGTAAAACAAGCGGCTGATCATCTTAATGTTGACATTAGAACCCCCTCTATTAAAGACCGTAGATTTCAAAAACTTTCAGGATTGCCTTGGTTAATAGTGGGAACAGAGGGACAAACAGTAACGCCAGCCATTCAGTTTCCACGAACACCAACCAATGATTATGTTGGACGGGATTTTATATGGCACATAAACGATTGCTATTCCCTAGTTCAAGATTATTATCAATTTGAAATGGATATTGTTTTGCTAGATTCAGCTATTGATTTTGACCCGATCAATGGTGATATTAATGATGTTTTTGCTGGCTATATTGAAGATTATGGTTTTAAAGATATTTTTAGTTTAGATGAAATTAAAAACGGTGATTTAGTTTTGCTCGATGCCGTCGGTTTTAAAAAAAATCATCTAGGTATTTATCATAATGAAAAGGTTTTGCACCAGATGCAAAAGAGTCGCTTCGACCCTATCGCCAATTACCAAGGCAGAATTAACAGGATATTAAGATATGCAGGTTAAAATTTTTGGTGAAATGAAAGACAAATGTCACGATATAAATATTGATGCTAGTAATATTCATCAAGTAATGGCAGGCATTAAGCATTTTTTTGGCAATGATGTTTCTGAGCATTTAAGAAACAATCCGTACTATTTTTTATTATCTAAAAGCGAAAGCCCCGATGAAGTCATATCAATTTCAGAATATGTTATTGATATGAAAATATCAGATTATGATGTTATCACTATAACCCCCGAGGTGAGTGGTGATATTGCACCTATTGTCTGGGCGATAATTTATGCTGTTGTGGCTATAGCTGTGGTTGCAATAGCAATGGCATTATCCCCAACCCCAGAATTTGACGAGGACCCAGCGGAAGCGTTGAAAAAAACAAGTTCACTTTTTAAGGGGTCGCCAAACATTAGAGAAGAGGGTGGAAGCGTTCCTTATGCTTGTGGAGAAGCGCACGTTGGTGGTGTTCTAATATCTGCGGGGATGTATGCAGAAGATGCGTAACGAACTCGCGATCATTTCGGGTGGCGGTGGCAGTTCGCCCCCTACGCCTCACAAACCTGTTGAGTTTGATGACACTATCTCAAGCAAGCAGCGCGTTAGAATGTTGTTTGCTATTTGCGAAGGTGAAATAGATAGTATTTCCGAGGTTTATATCAATGGAACACCCATTTCTGGTTATGATGCTAGTTATGAAGTTAGAACAGGAACGGTTGATCAGACTCATATAGCAGGATTTTCTCAGGTTGAGGCTCCATTTGTGCCGAGTATCAACTCACAAATGCTTTATGGGGTTCCTGTTATTCGTGAGGTTACTTCAAATAGTGTGGACGCTATTCGTGCGACTATACGATTAGCAGGGTTAAGCAAAATAACAGATATTGGTGACAGGGTTGGTCATAGTGTTACATTCAGTATAAGCACTAGAAAAGATGATCTTGATGTGTGGACAGTTATTAAAACAATAACAATATCTGAGAAAATAACTGGCTCATATAAAATGGACGTTCGCATAGAGCGACCAGATAATGCAATTGGCGCAACATGGCAAGTTGCAGTACAAAGAGTTTCACCTGATGATGCTAACTCTAAGTCAACAAGCAAGACCTATTTTGATAATTTTACAGAGATTCAAGACGTTCAGTTGTCTTATCCTCATACAACACTACTAGCAGTTGTTATTAACAATGCTGATGAAGTTGGTAATGATATTCCAACCATTTCATGTGATGGTAAATTTAGAAAAGTAAAGGTTCCTGCAGCTGCTTACTATGACGCTGCAAATAGAACATACACAGGCACAATATGGGGTGGTGCGTGGGCGTTGTCAAACTACGCTACATCTTGCCTATCTTGGATCGTTTACGATGTTCTAATAAATGGCCGTTTTGCGCTCCCAATTTCTGAATCTGATATTAATAAATTTTCATTTTTTGATTTTGCTCAAGAGTGCGATTGGCGAGTTGATGATGGTAAGGGGCTGGGCACATTAGAGCCAAGATTCTCAATTGATAATCAGTTTTTTAAACGTGAAAATGCCCCTACTTTTTTAACCAAACTATTAACCTTGGGTAATGCTAAGTTAATCAATGATGAGTTTGGGTTAATCTCTATTATTTCTGATGCGCCTGCTGCTGCAACAAAGATTATCAATAATAATAATGTTATTGATGGATTATTTGACTATCCATCGAGCGAGCTATCAGAGACTTATACATGGGTAAATGTCACATATAACGACCCTAACGATAAATTTAGATCAACAACTATTTTTGAAAAAGACCAGGTAAAAATTGATCGATTTGGATTGATTAAAATGGACGTGGTTTTAGAGGGTTGTAAATCAGAGGGGCAAGCGAGAAGAAAGGCGCGCTGGGTCTTATCAACCCCAGAGGGCGCGGTAGCTTTTAAAGTTGGGCTTGAAGGGATGATTTACAGTGTCGGCATGACGTTTAAAATCATGGACGATTACAAAAAGAATGTTTTACAGCAGGGACGTATCAAATCGTCATCATCTGATGCCAGCTCTACAACAATCATACTAGATCGAGCATTGGTTTTTGGTAATGAATCATATTCAGTGCTTTGTTACTCAGAAGATACCGACACTTTATATGATGCAGCAATTATTGAGTCTAATGTCACGACTGATACTATTACTGTAAATCTGCCAGGGCCATTAGCAACCAATCCACCTGCTAACAGCCCTTTCATCATCGAGGGCGACATTATCGCTGGAGAGTTTAAAGTATCGAGTATTGATCGTGATAATGATGAATTTACAGTCTATGCAACTAATGTTGATCAAAACAAATATGATTACATAGAAAACGGTTACTCAAATAGAGTTCCTACGGCTCCATTTATTAATACTGGGGGGTTTGTTGTTGAGCCTGTTGAAAATGTGGATTTTACTGAAATATTCGCAGCTTCGGGCGTGGCTAATTTAAGTCGAATAAATGTTACTTGGGATTGGGATATTGACGAGTCATCCGAGTTGACAGCCTCGTATCAATACACATGGAGACGTGACAGCCTACCATTTAGCGCGTTGCAAACATCAAACCTAAAAGAGTTTGAAATTGATAGTGCGGTGCCAGGTATTTATGAAGTTGTTATCACTGCATTTAACCCCCGAGGGATTAACTCGACACCTGTTTCTGCGCTATATAGTTTTAGAACCACAGAAGCCCAATCAACCCTAAAACCACCAACTGATTTTTATGTAATAAATACCGTTGGAACAACCTTTCAAAACCGAGATTTAAGCGTAAGCTGGTTTTACGATACTGATAACGACGATAGAACACTGGTTAATGATTCATTACTCGATTATGTAATAGAAATATGGGCTGCTGGTGTACTAAAAAACAGCTATACAG